GCTCTCTGTCGAAGCATCTATCAACGCTCCTATTGCTTGGAGTGCGCCGCCGTCGGGAATAACCTCTCCGATCGCTTCAAATACTTGTGGGGCTTTGTTTCTAAACCATGCTCCGAGCTTGGTGTCTTTGAGTGCTTTCCTTTCCATCTTATAAATTCATCAAAATATTTATGGCCGTGTGGCCTCCAATTACAACCCCGCATCCAATCGCCTGACGTTTGAAGTGTTTAGCATATGCTGCCGCGTAGCTGTTTGCAGCAACTCCACATCCAACTTGCATCCCAAATATCTTGAAGTTGTTTCCGACCATCCATTCAATGTAGGCTTGTGTATGGACGTGACCTTGGACGGTGGACTGCATATCGTTCTTCGCTTTGGTTCTTGCTGTCCCGCCTTCCCCGTGGCAGTATTGTACTCCGTCGTACTCAATGCGCTCGACCCAATTCCATGAAGTACCGAGAACGTCGTTGTAGTCCTTTATCCATTCCTTCGGGACGGAGGAGCTAAACGCCTTGCGCATGATTATACGGTCATGGTTGCCGATGATCACATCAGCCACGGGAAAAGCCTCAGCCCATTTTGCAACGTGCTTGATGGCTTGATTGAGTTCGTAGCCTCCTCCCATCCCGTTCGGGTCTGTCTCGTGATAGCTTGAATAATGGTTGTCAATTATATCACCAATGAATATAACTTGATTGCAATTGAAGCGGTCATATGTGTCCAAGCAATGCTCCAAATAACCCTCCAATTCAAACGGACAATGCAAGTCCCCAATCACAAGTATTCGCCGTTCGTTTGCCCGTAGGTTCTCGAGAGCTTTGTATTGTTGCTGACTTAAACGAGGGCGAAACTGCGACATCTTTTCAGGGATTTAATATGTCCAAATGATATGGTTCTCTTTAAGTGGGTCAGCGTCGCAATGTATGAAACCGTTTCCGATTCCTATCCTCGTGATGCCAACCTCGAGAAGAGCGTCAAGGATTATCCAACGCTCGGAGGAGTTTCGTACACGTATATCAGCGGCCAATCCGATGAGGTGGGTTGAGTTCCTAGATGCGCTGAATCCCTGCTCTATTAGCTCGCGGTTATATTCCACCGACCTAAAGCCCGACGTTATAACAAAAGGAATCCCCGCGTAGTCTCTGGCCTCATCGAGTAGCTCTAAGAAATCAGGACACATCATGCACCCCGTTCCCGGCTCATCGGGTGACTCAAATTCTTCTAGCTTGAAGTACCTCATCGCTTTGCGAGTAAGAGTTCAATTTTGTGAACTGACTCGATGACTTCTTTCATCATCTGTTTCAATTCTTCTTTGTCGCTCTCCACTCGGATGACGCGACCCTTCAGCTTTTCAATGTCTCGGTTTAGGTTTACCCATACCGCTATGATCCCGAGAAGGCTTGGGAGTATTGTTAGTATTGTTTCGATTGAAATCATCGAGGAACTTCTTTAGTAGGGTAATATTTTTTTCTCTGCTGTTTCTCATTTGAAGAGATAACGTAAATCAACAGTTTCGACACCGCTTCCACCGCGTGAGATACTCAAGCCGCTTTGATAGTAGTCAGCAGGTTGCGGCAACATATCAGCTCCCGTATTCGATGAATACTCTGGGAAGAGTGAGGAGTTGTTACAGAGGTATTTGTACAGTCTGAACGTGTAGAACTGAGCGTTGGTTCGTGCGCGTTCTGTCTCTCGGTGTAAGTCATCGGGAGAGATACCCGTTGTATCCTCAGATACTCGGATGGCGAGTCCTCCGTTGTCAATCTTTACGTACAGCGACGGCATGAGGTCGACCATAGTCCACCAAAGCGTTGCTTTTCGGACGTAGTTATCTAGTAAAACGGCGTAGTTTCCGGTAGGGCCGCCTACTTGCGTGACTTCAGCCTTCAGCTTTTCGAGTAAATCCGTCCCCAAATAGAGCTGGATGTACTTGTCTTGAGCCAAAATAACGGACGGCACGAGATAAGAGTCTTCTACACTCGCGTTGATGTTGGTGATCCGCTTAATATAATCGGGATTCACGAAGAGTACTTCTGCTTGTAGTGCCATTATCGGGGATTTACGAAGCCTTCATTGGGCATATCGATGGGACGTTGTGCGACTTTGGGTGAGTTTGTGGGCAATCTTTTAGCATCAACCCCCGCTTCTCGTATCAGTTTCTTCGCTTGGTTAACTGATATCTTTTTGTTGGTCTTCTTCAGGTACGTTTGACGGCTCCAGAAGTGGTGACATCGTGCGCCTCCTTTGTAGAGAAACAAATCATAGGTGTTTGAACCACCTTTCCCAAGTCCGGGATTGACCGCTCTAAGAGATGCCGCTTCGATGTCCTCTTTTCGGTAGACCTTGCTCGCCGCTACCATCTTCTTGCAGAAAGAGCGCGAGTCAGATTGTACCGATTTAGGAGAATACACGTACCGAACCTTGATAATTTCGGTGTCCTGCTCGCTCTTGCCGTTGGGATTGGATGAAGGAACGCTTGCAAACGCCCAAAGAGCGTCCTTAACGGCCTCCGTTTCATAGTCAACAGGGCTTTCGTCTATTAACTCCCATTCATCGCTTATATCCTCTCCTAATGCGTCGAGGTGCTCCCACGATGCATCGAGGTTGACTTCGTCCTCTTGACTGCTCAACTCAAGAACTGCGGAATCTAAACCCGCAGCCCGTAAAAGTGTTTGAACGGTCTCCTCGACAATTCTTCGGTTTGGTCTTACTACGTTTTGCTCGAATAGCTCCGCAGATTCTGCAAGCTCTCCACCGCCTCCCAATTTACCCGGTACAGCAACCCCAAACATCTGCGGGTTCGTAACCCTATGTCCTACCATAATCTTTCCGGTTACCTCTTCAGAGAGGAACTGATATTGATTGTGAGCGTCGGACAATTGGAACGGCTCAAAGTCTGGCTTCCTTTCGGGATCGTCGGAATAAGTCACGATAAACTTCCCCGCGTTGCTTGCCCCGGACATCTGTCGCTCTATATCCATTCGGATGCGGTTTCTCTCCTCTTGCGGGGGAATACCGTTCTTGAAGTGGATAGAGAAAGACGGGGACATCCCGTTCTTGATATTGTTGATGTGATACTTGCCTATCTCCTTATCAAGCTCGATATAGTCAATTGAACCCGTGTAGCATGGCTTGGGATAGTAGAAAGAACCCGGTGAAAACGGCTTCACATACAGAATTTGCGTGGGGTGGTCTAGCTTCCTCTCAGGGTCGAAGGTGCAAATCTCATCTACCTCTTCTGTCTTGCTGCTCCAGTCTTTCGAGTAGTAGTAGTAATTTACCTGCTCGTCTTCGTTTACAAAGCCCGAACGGATATTCTCAAAAGGAAGGTGAGAGACGTTTGCGATAGTCGTTCTATCGAGTGACCAATTCACCTCCAAAGCAAAGCCGCCTTGAATTTGAAAGTCAACGCAAGCCTTGCGAAGCTCGTCGTTGAGATTCCATTGGTCAAAGGCCAAACGACCGTCCAAAGTCGTAGCGTCGAAACCTTCTCCAAAGACCATCGTTGCGATGGTAGTCGTTAAAGCGTTATGAGTGGACGAAGAGTGAAAGAGGTCAATGAGGTACTGCGGGAAGAGGTTGTCGTCCCCGTAGTTCACGAAGCCTTTTGAGTTTGCGCTTTCCGCGTAACTCCTCTCCTGATATTGGCTGAGTTTTAATATATCCATTACTGATAGTAGATAACGTTATCGGGTACGTCGATAGTTGGGATGTTGTAGCCAACTGCTCCCGTTACATCAAGAGTCCCTTCTTCGATGAGTGCGATAACAGTTGCGTCGGTTGGGTCGAGGTTAGTCGTTGAGTTCTGCCCCCAAACTTTATAGAAGTATTGACCGGATTCTTCCAATAAAATATTCCCGTTCAAAGCATCGTCGACGTTAGTAAAAATAGAGAGCGCGGTGTATCTCGCGTTGTCCGTTGCAACGTCTCCGATGAAATAGTAATCTTCGCGGCTTGCCATGCTCTGGAAAAGTACGAGATAATTCGCGAACGTAGCAAAGTCTTTCTTCATCTCCTGAAGAGTGAGATAGACAGTCTGCTCGGTGGCTGAGTTGGGATTGAGATGTATCATTTCATTTTAAACTAAAAGAGGGAGGACAAACTGCCCTCCCCCTCCTTTGAACCTAACCAAAAAAACAGAATCAAGTTCCTGCCGTGAACGTGATATTCGCGTCGTCAGATGCAACAAATGGAGCAGGGATAGCTTCTTCTGCGGTAAACTGCAATTGATACCCGTTGAGGTCTCCTTTTGCCGTTCCCGTTCCGATAGTACCTCCAGAGGCTTCAGCCCCTTGAGTGCTACCCATCGCGAAATAGTTATCATTGACATCTTGAACGATGATTGTCAAACGCCCCTTAAGCAAATCGGCAACTTCTACGTTGTCCGCTGCAATGAGGTTTGGCATAGTCATCTCAAGAACTTGAGAGTAGAAAACAACTCCGTTCTCCATTGAAGCGGTTACCGCTTGTTGAAATGAACCTGAGTTCTTTGTGAGTTCGAAACCGAAGACCGTGATTGCAGTTCCCGCAGCAACTACGCCCGCCGTAATAGTCCCCCAATCAGTCGCGTCGAATTGCTTAATCCAAACGCGCTTGATTCCTCCGATTTTATCCTTGCAGGGAAACGCCCTGCCGTTG